TAGTGTCGGCAGTGCCTACTGCTTGCGCCAGATTGTTGTAAATCGTAGCCAACTGCTCTTTAGTGCAGCTTGGGCCTGAGTCATCCAGCCACTCAACAATTCTTTCATGGCGCTCTTTCGGGTCGTGAATTGAGTACGCTATGTTGGCAAAGTCAGATACGCTGCATTCCTTCTTAGAGGTAGCACCCCACAGGATGCCACCCACAAACACCAGCAGGAATACATGTGCCTGCTTCATTCATTGTCAGAAACCCTCACCAGGGGTGAAGTAGCACTCAGACGCAGCGGCTCCGATAAACGCAACGTACAGCGGGTTAGAGGGGCCAAACTGATAGGGCACGGTAAAAATCTTAATGCTTCCAGGCACAGACACCAAGGCGTATTGTGGGCTGGCGTTAGCAGGCGCGGTGACGGTTACGGCAGAGTTGGCGCTAACCAAAAAGTAGACGGGTTGACCGCCAGTACCAGTGGGTTGATGGTTGGCAACGCAAATCTGATTGCAAGGGCCATCGGGAGTGATGGTGACGGTTTGGGAGGCCGTAGTGGCATTGGCCTTGTACGTCTTGCCCATAGCCTGGAAAGCAATGTTGTTAGCCATATCAGTACACCTTGCATCCACCGCCGGAAGTAGGCGATTGTTTTGTGTTGTAGCTGCCCTCTGAGAAGTCAAAGGTTGAGCGGTAGCCGCCTTTCGGCAACTGCCCTGGCTCCCAACGGGTCATGTCCTTGCTGCCATCACGGGGCAGTTGAGGACGGGTGGACTTGGCTATTTGCTGGTTAACGTCATGTGGACGTTGTATTCCTGGGGACTTCATTACTTTTCTCCTTTGCGGTTACGAGAAGATACGCGAATATCACATAAATTCCCAGCGTTGTCACTCTTTCCCAGCCCATGCCCCACATCGTCCAGCAACCAAGGCCAAACGATGTAAGCAGAGCGGCGATTGTTATCAAGCGGTCTGAGATGACCCCTAACGCTAGGCGAATGATAGATGTTGCATCCATGATAGTTACCCTCTAGTTGTGAGGTAATCATCTTATCATTTATCGTCATCATCGTCTAACCCAAAACCACTGCCCCACTCGGAGTCAGAGTCCTTCATCTTCAGTTGCTCTAGCTTTAGAGCGCGGTCTAGCACCCGCATCTTGTCGGTGATAGTTGCCGTGGGGTCAGCCATGACTTCCTTCATCAGCTTACTGATAGCACTCTCCAACTCAGGGTTGATGCCTTTTGCTTTCTTGCTCATGGTTTTGCCAAATAAGAACTTGTTTGATACAAGCCAACACCAAGACCCATAGTGGCAAGAGTTTTGATGATGATGGCACGCTTTAGCTCGGTTGCTTTTGCAGATGCCCCGTAAGCATCGTCAACCATCTTCATTTGCATGGTCAGGTTGTTGAGCTGACCTGGCGGCAAGATGGGCTTGCCATTGATGTCTCTCATGGTAGCCAAAGTGTCAATCATGGATTTTGCAGCGCCCGCTGATTGTTTTGGGTCAACAGTATTTAGCTTAATCAACATGTCGTCAATTTGCTTCTGCTGAGATGTAGCCAAGTCTCTGATTTTTTGCTCAGTTGCTTGACCAGCCTCTACAACTTTTTCTTTTCTTTCTCCAAGTTTTCCCGCTTGAGTTTCTTTTGTTAGAGCGGTTTGTTCTAAGCGAGACAAATCTTGGACGTACTTATTCACCCTGTCATTAAGTCCAGGAACCTCATCCACCCATGACTTGTTCTTCTCTAGCCACGATTGAGCTTGTTTGGCGTTCAGACCATCCAGTTCAATGCCAGCATGTGCGTTGGCAAATTTACGAACAGCAGCCTCATCTCCAGCCAACTGCTGACGCAAGACTTGAATAGTGTCTCTGTTTTTGAAATAGCGGGCTGGATAATCAGTCGGCATCATCTCAAGTTTTCCAGGAACTTTGGCTTCTTCTTTTACGCCTTTTCTGCCAAACAAGGTTTCATACGCATCAAGCGGAGTTTGGAATTCCTTGTACGTTTTCCTTGCTTCAATCCTTTTAGGCGCGTGAGTGTTTAAGGCTTCGCCAATGATGTCGCTGACAACTCTGCTGGCGTTTTGTTCTTCCGCGCCAAATCCCATTTGCTGGGGCGCAGATGCCTCTTGGAAATACTTTTTGAACTCAATCTCAGCGCCCACAGCGTTTGTAGATTGCTCCAAATTGTTCAAAGCCTCTGCGGCATATTTACGCCCAGGAGAACCAGCAGAAGGAGACTCAGACAAAGCCTTCAACTTTTCCATCATGGCCTTGCGAGAAGCAGAATTTTCAAAGCCTTTAGCTTGTTCAAAGTATTCCCCGTAATCCCTAGAAGCCTGTTGTGAAGCTCTGGCAGAGCGCGTTGCTTCTGTGCCGCTGATACGCCGTTGCATTGCATCACCAAGTGTGGCGGTATCTTTGATGCGCGGGTCTGGAGACTTGAGGTCAGCAAACTTCATGGCTGCATCTTGCCGTTCTTTCTCGGCAGCAGTCATAAATTTCTTCTGTGCTTTTTTCAAGCTGGCTTCTTGACGCGCACGTTTCTCAAACTCAGCCGCCGACAATTCTTCTGCTCTTGCGCCAGCCGCTGTCTTTCCTGCTGCTCCAGTTTGGCGTATGGCTTCGGTTGTTCTTGCTGCTTCTTTTGCCGCTTCCTTTGTTGCTTTGCCAGTAATTGCTTCATAGCCAGTGGTCAATGCTTTTCCAAGGCGAGTGTTGCCAACATAATCAGCCGCAAGTCCAAGACCTTGTTTTAAGGCTTTGCCGCCAAGAACGGCAACGGGCGCAAGCTCTCCATACCCAGCGTACTTTTCTTCTTCTGGGGAAAGTTTGGAAACAATGCCAGATTTTTGCAAACCCTCTCTCAACTGTTGAGGAGTGGTAAATACGGTTTCTTGGCCTTTAAGCTCACCCTTTGATTCTGGGGTGACCATTTGCTCAATCTGCCCTAACGGAGTTGCCAACGATGTGCCTAACCCCAACATTAAAGCTCTGTTGCGCTTAACTGCTTCTTCTGGAATTTTTGTTTTTTCCATCAAACCAGAAACTGGCCCAACTTTAGTTTTTGACTCTTTTGGAATTAAATCAGCATAGTCATCTCCCGCAGAGTTTTTCTTGGGGACTAAATCTTCATAGCCTTCCATTTACAACTCCTGACCAGTTTTTTCTTTGAACCGTTTTTTTACTGCTTCTTCAGGTGCGCCAGCGGCAATAGCGGCTTTTGCTCTGCTTCTTTCTTCACCAACAGAAGCCGCATCTCCGGCTGCACCACCCCGCTTGCCAGCACCACCAGGGCCAGCAGCAACAGGAGCAGCAGGAGCCGCACCACTACCACCCTGCATACGAGAAAATGCTTCTATTGCATCTGGGTCACGTGTCTGAGCTACACCAAGTCGCATCAAACTTTCTGGAGTAATCTTAGTGCTAAGAGAGGCTGTACGAGCATGAATCTCACGTATTTGCTCTTTCATCAATCCATCAAAACCTTCTGGGTTAAATTGGTTTTGTTGCATCAAGTTGTTAAACCGATTCATAAATGCAACGGTAAAGCCTTTGGCGCTTCCAGCAAGAGCCTGCTCATAACGAATCAAGTAAGCAGCGTACCGCTTGCTAAACAACAAAGCCTCTTGCTCTTGTTTTGTTGTTGGAGCAGGAGTTTTTTCAGTCTCTAAACCATCGCTGCTGAGTGACTTGACATAACGGTCAATGAAACCTTTTGCTTGTCCAACTCTTCCGACAACATCAGGATTTTTTCTAACAGCATTTGATAGCGCCAATGCCTCTGCCGTTGTATTGGCGGCAGCAGCAACTTGGTCGTATTTGGTGTCGGCTTGTTTGCCAGTTCCAAAATTTACGCCTAAGAAATTTACAACATCACTTCTAGTGTCAGAACCAACACCTCCTTTAGAGGCTAAAGTTTCTTTGTGTTGCCGTTCTCTAGCAGCCATATCTTCTCTATGACGGCGTTCTGCTGCTGCGTCTTTTGCGGCATCTGCACGCAACTTTGCCTCTGCTGCTACAGCCTTGTCAACGCCAGCCTGACTTTCATCTACAAACTTGTAAGAGTCCAAAAGGCGACCCTGGTCAAGCATTGCTTTCACAATGTTGCTGCCAGCTTTTGTCGCGGCAAGTTTTGCGTCTGCCATAGCCGCTTCTTTGTCAGTGGATGCCAGCTTTACTGCGTCTTCCATTTCTTTCCGAAACTCAGCGTGTTTCTGCACCATAGACTTAAAGTTCTTGTCAAACGTAGAAAGCTCTTGCTTGTACAAGTCTGCACGGCCTTTCTGGTGGCCTTCCAACATGCCGTTCATGGCAGACATGGCTTGTTGTGCGTTTTCTCTGCCACCGCCGCCCACCACCATGCCTATCACGCTGACAAGGGAAAACAACATAGCCAAGTCATCAGAGTTTTCTTTTGAAGGAACAAAAGCTGGCAACGGTTCTTTTTCTAGCTTTGTCTGGTATTGCTGCATTGCGCCTTTTTCGGCTTTTGCAAAACCTTTTGCGGCTGCTGCGCCGCCTTCCGCTTCAGTGACTTGTTGCGCTTGTTTGGCTTCTTCTACCCTACCTTTAGCAGCAGAAATCTCTGGAATCAAACGTGCTTTTTCCTTCATGTAAGGCTCTTGAATGCCTAATACATCCTTCATTCCAATTTGCCCAGTAGTAGGCAAAGAAGGAGTTTTAATTACCGCAAGAGGTTCTGTTCTTACGGGGTATGTGTCTGCCATATTAGCCCTCCGCTCTTACGTAGGTTGGTGAGCCTGCAACTTGCGGAGCTTGCCCGTAAGCAGTGCGCGCAATATTGGTGAAGTAATTGCTGGTCAACTGATTGACGTAGCGGTCTGCTTCCAATCCTGTTTTGATAGCACCCATAGCAATGTTGTCGCCTATGCCAGAAACTTTCAGACCAAGGTCATACTGGCCTTGTAGCAGTTGCTGGCGGTATGCTTCTACTTGGGCCTGGGCTTGTTGTGCGCCTACACCGCCACGAGCTTGTGCGCCTTGTGCCGCTTGTGCTTGCACTGCTTGTAGCTGCTGCTGACCAACAGCAGAAAGTTCCCCGCGCTGCGCTTGCTCAATAAGTTTTTTACCTTGCTGCTGGTAAGGCTGCGCCATGCGCTGCATCTCTTCTTTAGCCTGACGGCTTTGTTCTGACGCTTGCTGCGACTGATAAGCGCCTAACAAACCTTGAACGCTGGCAATGCCTAATCGTGCTTTTGTGTCAGAGCTTAAGCTCCCAAACCAATCTGCTGCTTTACCTAGCAAATCTTTATCTGGTTGTGGTGCGCCTATACGCTCTATTGCAGCAACACCTTCTGCCGCTTGTCTGCCAGCGCCATATTGTGCGTATTGGTCTGAAACTGGCATTTCGGCAGCGGGAAAAAATGTTTGACTTTGACCTAAGTCAACTCTAGGCGCTGCGCCAGCCGCTTGGTTTTCTTGAAAATAACGAGCTGTGTCTGGCGTGGTTGCCCTCTCATAAGCCGCAAAAGAAGACGTTGCGGCAGAAGGCGCACTTCTGTATTGAGAATATTGGTCTGCAAGATTTAGCTGTTCACCAGCAGTTTGATAAGGGTTTTGTGTACTGGTCAAATCTAACGGCTCAACATTGTCGTTAGTTTGAATTGGCTGAGGTTCTGCGGGGTAAAAATAATCTTCAAAAGAAGGAATGCCTGTATCCTCATGTGGCTCACCAGAACCTCCACGGGCTTTCAGCAAGTCAGCTTCCTCTTGGTTGATGTAGGCAAGCATGTGCCCTGGCGGGGCTTTCTTTTGCAACAGCCGCGCTATCTTGCGGACATCGCCGCCTACACCTGTCATTTGCCGAATTGCTGATGCCATGCTTACACTCCTAGTGCGTCTTTGAGTTTCAGAGACTTTTCGTTCCAAACCTTCTTGCGTGCTTTGCCTGTGCTTGGGGCTTCGATTTCACCAGCGCCACGATACGATGTCAAGCCTGTAGTCCCCAGCGCAGAGCCTAAAGCACTGGTAGGTGCGGCAGCAGTTCTTGTTTTGGGAGACAGGTAGGTGGTGGTAAAAATGTTTGGCTTGTAAGAGGTGGTGGTTGTATCTGTGCCAGAGTCTGGCAAATACGCACCTTTTTCAGCTCCAGCAAGTTCTGCTTCTTTTCTTGCCAGCCTCTCTGTTTCCGCATCACTCTGGTCTTCTGTTGGCTTTTCTGAAATCAAATCCAAAATCTGTTTATCAGTGTCAGACACAGGCGGCGTATCTATAAGGCCAGTACCAGTGCTGGGCGCTACCTCCACCGCAGGAACGTCTGGAGTTTCTGGAGCAGGCGCTGTATCCGGCAAGTACGCGCCCTGCTTGGGTTCCGTTGCAACAGGCGCTGGAGTTATCAAGTCTAGAATTTGCTGCTCTTTTGCCGCAAGACGGGCAGTTTCTGCCGCAGATTCGTCCGGCATGGAAGTGCTGTACCCTTCAGCCACTGGCGTTGGTTCTATTGGAACAGTGCCAACGCCAGACACCTCAACGCGAGGAATACCTGTTGTATCAACCTCAACTGGAGGTTCAACCGTTGTAACAGGTGTTTCCACTGGCAACTCAGTCACAGGCGTTTTGTCAGGCGTAGCAGGCTCATCACCAACTGCTGCTACGTCTGTAGTGGCTGGTTTCTCTGCTATCAAGTCTAGAATTTGTTGGTCTGTTGTTGGCGCAGTAACAGGAGCGGGCGCTGGTGCTGCCTCTGGTAAATACTCGCCTTGTTTTGGCTCGACCACAGGTGGCGTGGTAACGGTGGCTGTATCAACTGTTGGCGCAACATTGCTAGGTGTTGCTATCAAATCTAAAATCTTCTGGTCTGCTGCCGTAGGCGTTGTGCTTGGCAAATACGCGCCTTGTTTTGGTTCAGTTACGGGCGCTGGTGTTTGTTCTTTTGTAAGGTCAAGACCAGCCACTGGTGCTGGAGCAATTTCTATTGATGTTTGACTTGTGTCTACGTCTGATTGGCTAGTGGTGTCTGGAGACACAGCACCTCCTAAAGCAGCCACTTCACTTGGTGGCAGTGCAGCGGTGTCAGCAGGCTTGGGGGTTGGCTTTGCCAAATTAGAACCAAGAGCACCAGCAGCAGAAGAAAGACCACCCGTAACCGCGCCTTCTGTTCCTCCAGTAACTGCACCGCCAGCCGCGCCGCCAACTGCTGCGCTGGCAATAGTGCTAGAAGAATCTATAGCTTCTTTGTATGCCGTAGAAGCAGCAGAACTAACAAGTCCAGCCGTCATGGCTTTTTCAACATCTGCTTGTGAACCGCCTTTTGCTGCGGTTGCAAGTCCAGAAGTAACGGTAGATGAAATAGCGTTTGCTACATTTGGATTTGTTACCACTGTGCCAATTTGCTTTGCTATTGCACTGCTTACTCCAGACGTTGCTACGTTTACTAGAGCATTTTCTGTGGCCTTTTCAATAGGCACACCCTGTGCCACTTGCACAGTAATGCTAGTAATAGCTTGAGCAGCAACACCAGCATATGACCCAAAAGCTGTTAAATATGGAGCCAAAGAAGCCGCAGCATACGGAGCGGCTACAGCGGCTGCAATAGCAACAAGTGCTTTAGGGTCACTTGCTACAGCATTAGCTACTTTTTCTACAGGCTGCAAAGCCTGAGTAAGAGGCGTAGATATGTTTGTGTTAACAGCATTGATTAATGCTCCAAAAATGCCGCCACCTCCACCTGGATGTGTTTTTCTATATTCTAAAACTACTTTGTCAGCGACTTTGTTGGTTGGTTTCCCGTTGAGATCATACGTTGCAGTGCCGTATGGGGAAGGCTGTGAATAACCTATAAGTTGACCTCCCCCTCTTCCTTTTCTTGGAGAATAAATAAGAGTTGCGTTTTTTGGTGGTCTAAATCCTACGTTGCCGCCCATATCAAACTCCTAATGCAGATGCTATCTGCTCATGTATTGTTAGATGAACACCCAGCCAATCGTAGAAATCATCCTCCACATTCCAGTCTACGTCTAGCAACTGAAACGGGTTGTCCAAAACTAAGATGGTTGCCAGTGATTCATGCTCTTGGTTGTGCACAAACAACCAATCATCCAGGTTGTCAGTGTTGGCATCTATGATGGGGTACTTGGGGTACGAGATGTTCTGGTCAGCAAGAATTTGGGAGAACAACCTGTGCTGCACGCCGTTCTCAAACAAGAACTGCCCCAGGCCGTCTTTGTCGCCAAACCGCACGTAGGACAAGTCATTCATGTTCATAGTTTTTTCCTAAACACTTCATCCCGCAACAGCACGTAAGTGCGGAATATGGTGAAGAGAAGAGTCGCCCACAACACAGCATTTGACAGGGTGAAGTGCCCGAGAATGGTTCCTATCCAAACAATGATGAGGTCTGTGAAGGACGTGTTGTGTGCGTCTTGTTCCATGAGCAATTACTCTGCATTTATGTGATGTTTTCTATTAGCTGTTCCAAGGAAGTGGCTGAGAAGAAGGGGAAACAGATGGGTTAATCATGCTCTCAATTACAGCCTGCACATGCGTTTCCATGCTGCTTACGGTTTGTGAGTCAGCCCAACCAACCACTTGCGCTTCGGTCAATTTAGCGTATGGTGTGAACGCCTCGCCCTGCTGGATGGTGAACTGCTGACTAAAGCTGGCATATGCGGTGTATTCGCCGTCCACTCCGGTGACAAAGTAGGTAACGTCCACAACGACATCGGTCTGCCCTGCCTCTTGGGGTAGCGTGAACATCTGGGAAACGGTGGTGGTGAAAGTGGTCACGGTAAGTCCTAGTTAAACCAAACGATAAAGAATAAAAGTGTTTGCCGCTGTTCTGCGGATGCGGAAGTGAGCAGATGCACCAATAGCAATGGTCAACGAACCCAATGATGTAACGTTTGTATTTACAGCCATTGTGATTATTCCCGATGCGGTGTTGATGACAAAGAAGTCATACGCAATGTTTGTGGTTGCCCATGTAGCCAATGTCTCTAGTGTTGTACCCAGCGGCATCGTGATAGTGTAGGTCGTACCCGTAGCACTAATGATTTGGCCTTGAATATTTGCATTGGTCAGCGTTGTTGCTGCGCTGATGGCGGCAGGCGCAGGTGCATAGGGCATTACTGCGCCAGTTGACACTTGTACGTTGCCGCTAAAGTCAATACGCATCTTCTCGGCTAACGTGCCTGCGCTGGTGGTGTAGATAGAAACTGAACCAGAGTGCGCTCCGGCTGTGTTAACCGTTATGTTTGGTACAAGCGCTCCATACACCACAGGAGTAGCGGCACTATCGTTCATCCACATTGAAACCGCCGAATACCCAGCGTTGGTAGTAAACGCGCTGCGGTAGGTTAAAAGCGATATGTTGTTCGTTGCGTCAACCTGCACGTTAAGCCTACCGTCCAAGACGGTGTTTGTACCAATACCCACGCTGCCAGCAAAGTAGTTTTGCGCCGTGCCAGATGCGTAAATGTTCCATTTGTTTGTACCGCTGGAGACTATGGTACGAACTCCATAGTTGTTTGTGCCATTTGTCTGGTCATCAACATACACGCCATGCTGGTCAGTGATTGTTGAACCCGCGCCTTTGACAGCGTTGTTGGCGCGGAAGGCGTAGGTAGAGGCGCACGTAAACACCGCAACAGCAGTTCCCGGTTGCGACCCAACACCCTGTACTTGTGTGGTTGCAGCACTTGTCCCAACTGGCACAGACTGAAAGCCAATTTGACTTACTCCAGTGAGAGCGGAGTTTGATATTTTGATGCCGGTAGTTGTCGCGCCAGCACCGCCCACACCCATGTACCCTTCCACCGTCACGGTGTCGGTGGAGGCATCGCCAAGTGTGGCGTTTCCAGATACAACAAGAGTAGCTACATTGGCAGTAGTGACGTTGGCAGTAGTGACCGTAACTTTTGTCAACGTAACATTTCCCGAGTTAACGGTCACATTGGCAAGCGTAAGACCGTCTAGCGTGGTAGCAGTGTTACCCAGCGGCACAGTGGTTGTGCCCAGAATGACGTTAGCGTTGGCAAGGTAGTTGTTGGGAAATGTAGAGCCAACACTGGTGATGATGACGTTGCCCAACGTCATGTTGTACGCTGTGGTGATGGTCGAACCCAGAGTAACGGCGGTGTTGCCAATGGTGATTGGCGTGCTGAAGTTGGTGTCAAGGTACGACAGGGGGATAGACCCCGTAGCACTTGCAAAGGTATATGGAACTGCCATGTTAGAACCTCACTCTCAATTCATGTTCAAATTCAAACGTGTTGACCACAAAACCAGCACTGTTGCTGGTCATTGTTAACCCCAAATATTTGCCGTACTGCTGGGCATCCGACTTGTACAAGTTGTAACCGCCGGAAGACAACCACGGTATTGTCGTACTGAACGCATTTGTCCAGGTAACAATAGCACCGCTGTTGTTTATCCAACCTATTTGCGTGTTGGTCAATGTGTAAGACGGGCTGCTACCGTACTCGCTGTCCACGGTGACAACGAATGTGGCTGCGTTGGTTAGCGTAGCCTCTATGCCAAATTTCAGAGCTTGCTTGGTACGGATGGGGTCGCCCATAGGCATAAGAGCCGTGCGGATGGTTGTAGCCACGTTGGCAGAAGCATCCCCGTAGAGTTTGTACAACGCAGTACCCGTAGTGCCGTAGAGGTTAATCACGCCGCCCAACGGGGAAGAAGTGATATACGTCAACGAATCCTGGCTGGTGATGAACCATTTTTTCTCAAAAAACACCGCTTGGATGGGTCGAGCAGAAGACAGAGGGTCGTTGTAGGTGAAAGAAAACGCCGCGCACAGGATGCTGTTGAGCAACACCTGGCCTGCGGTGACGGGCTTGGTGAAGTCTATGTACGGGAAAATACCGTCCAACTGGTCGGAAATCTTGCTGGTGGTAGAACCAACTAGGGCGTACATGCCGTAGTCGTTCATAAACAGAACCGAGCGGAAGTACGGGAACACCGAATACAGCCGCTTTGTACCGATACTGGCGCTGACGTTGGTGTTGGTGAATAGGGTTACACCTGTGCTGGACACCCGCAAGTCAGAGAATACGTTAATGCTGTCATCACCAAAGATGTACAGAAAGTTGTTGGCAGACAGAAGTCCTTGTATGTTGCCATGCAAAGTTGAGTCTGTCAGAGTAAATGACCCAGCCGATATAGAGGTAAAGTCATTGATGTTGGTGGCAGAGGAGTAATACACCGTCCTTCCAGCAGCTACCCATGCTCTGCCAGAAAATGTTGCTACATCAACAATCTGGCTGGTGTTAACAATGGCTGTGGCAGTTGCACCCGTACCTGGTGTGCCGCTGCTGTCGGAAATAATTACTGTTACGTTGGACGCAGAAGTGTATCCAGCGCCTGCATTGGTCATAATGACTTGGGTAATCTGACCACCAGACACGATGGCATTTCCTACAGCCCGTGTTGTCCAGCCAGTAACATCGCCAATAGTGACCGTGACGTTGGAAGAATTGGTATAGCCCGTGCCCAAGGTGTTCATCATTACAGACACCGTTCCTGTCTTAAACGTGACCAGAGAAGCCACCGCTGTAGCACTGGTAGTGGCTCCACCTCCGCTGATGGTCACAGTAGGCTCTGCCGTGTAGCCTTGACCACCGTTGGTGAGGGTGATGGCAGTGACCACGTTGGAGGTAACAGTGACCGTTGCTGTGGCTTGCACATTGCCGCCTGTTTCTTGAGGGGCAGAAATAGTGATGCTAGGAGTGCTGGTGTAACCTGCGCCAGCGTTTCTGATGCCAATAACACCTACAGCGCCAATGCTAGACAAGTTGCCTCCGTCCCAAGAGAACAAGCCCTTGTCAGGGTCGCCGATGATGACGTTCTGGTTCTTGTACTGCGCGGTGGTAACTCCAGAAGCGGAAAACGTGCTTGCTGCGGCTACATTGCCTTTTGTGCTGGTGGTCAGGTTAAAGTATTCTGCCCGCCCGTTGGACTCAAACCCCAGCAAGTAATCGCTGACGTTGATGTTAGCAGAGGTCAGGGATGTGACCGTGTTGGCAAAAGAAACTGCGCTGTTGCCAGAGTCTTTGACCGTTGTCTGTGCTGGAATGACTTTGATGTTGCCGTGCCCAATAGGCATGGCATTTTCTATCCAGGCAAATTCATCCTCTTTGATAGCCGTTCTATTGGCTTTGGTGTTAAGAGTTGTGAAATTCTTAACAACAGCATAAGACTTCTTTTGCTCTGCTGCTGCCATGATTAGTACGGGCTAGAGTATGGGTCGGGAATGCGGCGCGTAAAGACAGAGTTCTGAACAGCATTGACATGCTTCATGTACTCTTGCTTGTAGATTTCAGCCTCACCATAACTTTGTTCCTTGTACTTGGCTTTGTAGGCTGCGTAGAAAGGAACAGGCGTTGTGTAAGGGTCGTTGATGGGGTCAACATCGTCAGGCGTGGATTGGCTCAACGGTGTAGGCAAAATGGTGGTGTCAATCTCAATCGCATAAGATTGGTCTGGCACAGGTGCAATGTAAATCTGTTGCTGCCCGTAAACAGAAAAACAGATGGGCCTACCAACATAGTTCTGCCAGTACCGTAGCTGGGCATTGAAGTTGCTCCAGGGTAAATAACGCAGCGGAATACGGCTGTTTCCCCAGTACAGGGTGATGTTCAGAATGTCCAGCGTAGTGCCGTTGCTCAACGTGGCAAACGGAATAATTTCAGCAGGGCCGGAATACTGAAGTGTGGCTGTGCCGTTGGTAAACGGCGTTGACGGCGGGAACGTGCTGTTAGATGCTGGGTACGGCGGTGGAGTGGTGTCAGTAGTTCCGCTGACTGTTACTTCATAAATGAAGATGTTAGAAAACAAGTAGTCTCCAGCAGTAACAGGCGTACTTGCTGCCCACATAGTCGCTACATTGCCTGTGGACGCGATTGGAGTAGAGCTTATTTGCAGTGTACGCAGGCAACCAGTGTCCCGCGCAACCCTCTCCCGAGCATCGTTGATGTAGTCGGTTAGCTCAGAGGTTGACCAGAAAACAGAGTTTGCATCATGTAAGAGCCGCTGGACATCTGTAATGTAGGAAGAAAGTGTTGCCATGTTGCTTCCATTTTATGCCGCCCTTTGCGTAACTTTTCCCCCTACGGATTTTTCAATCCGCAGAGGTACTACGCTAACCGCCGAGGGTAAGGAGCGGTTCTGCTCTGGCTGCTGCTCAGAGATGTCAAACTGAGCCAGCAATTCCAATCCTGTCGTTAAATCTGCGTGGGACTTAATCCATCCCAGGCGGGACAGAAAAGGTTCCTTGTTGGGTTTTCCGTAACCAAACACATGCTGCGCCACATGGAGAGGAACCTCCACGGTCTGGTCTTTTACAAAATCATAAAAGACACCACCGAACCCATCTCTGAGTTCGGTGTTGCTGCGGTTGGTTACAAAAACCGTTTGCGTCATAGATTCACAATGTCACCGTAAACCGTCACTTCACAAGTTGCATCATTGGCAGTGGTTACTTTTACCCACAGAGCGCCAGAGCTATACACGTTGGAAACGGCATTAGCGGTAGGAGCAATGTCTTGGAAAGTCGTAGTGCTGGTGATGTTTGAGAGCTTGGTTGTTGCAAAAACAGCATTGGCAGCGTTGCCATCGCTAGACGTAATGATACTTACGTTAGCGGTGGCAGCACTTGCGTTTGCGTTAGAGATGGTGACACGGCGAACTATGTAGTTTGTGCCTACCACAGACATCACAACAGCAGCATTGCTTACCGCATTAAGCGGGACAGTGTTTGCTGTGGCAATAACAAAATTGCCAAACGAGTCTGGGTAGCGTGCGCCTACATGGTTTGCGTTCATGTCAACTCCTTAGGTGTTGTACGTGCCAGTGGCGTTATTGCCGCCATTGGATGTGTACAGCGTAAGGCTCTGAGTGGACGTAGTTGCGTTTGCACGCACGTTGAATCCATCAGAAATAACAGTGCCACCAGTGTTGGCTGCAATGTATGTAGTCCACGCATTTGCGCCAGCCGAGGTATACGCATTCATTTCAATAGCCACGTTGTTGGTGGTTTGAGGAAGAATGTAAGTACCAGCAGGGACGTTTTGTGCGCTAGACACACCAGCGTTCATCAGCGTGGTGTTGCCAATGCCGATGCTGGTGATAGTGACACCTTGCAGATACGCACCAGCCGTGTTGGTAGCTGCGTTAGCAAGTAGGATTTTATTGAGTGCTAAAGACATGGTGGTCTACTCCTTACAGTGAAAGGTAGTTGTAACCCGTCACCTTGGTCATTGACTTGGGCTTGACGTTCACCAGTTCGGCAATCATCAGCACCGCGCCAACATAACCAATTTGCCAGTTGGGCAGAGTGGACTCAAATCCTGTGAACACAAACGAACCTTGCTCATGGATGTAGAGCGACAGGTAGTTGGTGTTGAGGAAGTAGACCGTGCCTTCGGGGCAGTAGGGGTCAGGATAGATTGGCACACCAGCAACCATCAAGGCGCGGAACGCAGCCTGGGGGCCGTTGT